CGCGCGCATGCGTTGCCGGCGACCGACGCTACGGCTGTGAGCGGCGCGATCGTGATGCCCGGCGCCAGCACCACCGTGCATACGACGCGCGACGGTGTGGCGGACTCGCGCAATGAGTTAGTCAGCGAGTACAGCTGGTCCTGCGCGTCGCCCGACGCTTGGTCCGGGTCCATCGCGTCATACAGCGCTTCGCCGAGCTCCCACAGCTCGGCCAGGTCCGAGGCCATGATGCCGTTGAGCTGGCCGATCAGCCCGAACTGCGACGTGTCGATCGCCGGGTCGATGTTCGCGCGCTGCTGCTCGACGAAGGACGCCTCGATGTCCTGCAGTGTCTTGGCGACGAATCCTTCGTCGGTGAGCCCATAAACCGTCATGGCTGGTCTCCTATCGTCTCGGACAGCGTCAGCACGCCTTCGCCGCCCGCGGAATACAGCACTGCCGCGGTCACCGTGAGCTCGCGGCGCCGCGGGTCGAAGCTGAACCGCAGGTCGGTTACGTCCTTCACGCCCGGCGTCTCGCGCGACGCCTTCGCGAACAGTCCGCGCACTACGGTCATCGACGGGTTTTTGATGAGTATGAGATTCTGATAGTCAATACCGAGCGATTGGTCCCGGAAGCACTCGCCGAGAAACATCGTGAGGTGCGTTTCCCACGCTTGCGCGACCGCGACCGCGCCGACAGCGAGCTGCGCCCTGCCGCCTATCAGCAGCAGATCATCGGTGTCAGGGTCGGTGGCGAGGTCGCTCACGTTAGTAATTCCTGGGGCCGGGGTCGACGAAGGAGTAGTCGAGCGCGAGAATACGCAGGACACACCCAGCACCGCTGTCAGACTCGCACATCAGGGCGACCTCATATGTTTCGTCCTTCGACACTGCGAGATTGGCGAACGACCGCGTTCTATTTACCGCGGTCGGACCCGCCGTGAGAGTCTCGCTGTTCGTATCCACAGTGGAGTGGCTAGGGACGCTTGACGTGGTGAAGTCTATCCCGTTGCGTCGCATCAAGCGCACCGTGTAGTGCACGTTGGACCCTGCGCCGCCTGAGAACGCCAGGAGCTTGAGACGCACCGCGCCGAGGGTCCCACCGTCAGGGGCATTCACCACGTAAACATGCTCAGCACCTGGGGCGAGTTCCCGATACTGCCCGTGAAGGCTCGAGCCCCCACCCTGAGCCACGCTGATCGCCTTCGTGCGCGTCGGCGGCGTGGTGTAGCCGTAGACGCCGCTGACGTTTAGGTTACCTCCAACAGTCGTCAGTCCAGTCGTGGTGAGCGTGCCGTTGACCTGCAGGTTGCCCGAGCCATCCGAGCCGACGGTGGCGTTGCCGGTGGTGCCCAGCGTCCCGTTGACCTGCAGGTTGGCGCCGTCGCCATCCGTACCAACCGTCGCGTTGCCGGTCGTGCCCAACGTGCCGTTCACCTGCAGGTTGCCGAACGTCGGCGTCCCGTCCTCGATCGCAGCGGATTCGTCGAACCAGGTGACCCACTGGTGCACGAGGTTCTGCCAGTAGTTGAAGAACGCGGCGGGCGGCTGCTCGCCGGGCACCCAGCCCTGCGCCTTCTTGCCGTCGCTCGGTTCGACTACGTTCGGACTGGAGGTCGCCCATGTCGGGAGCTTGATGGGTTTAGTCATGGGCTGTTAGGTCCGATCTTGACGTGCTGTGATGCGGTCGAGCCGGGCGGGTCGGCAAACGCAGCTTCAAACAGAGTCTTGAGCGCAGTACCGCCGTCGTTCGCCACCGGAACCCACGTCCTCAACATGTTGTCCATCGCAGCGATATACGCGTCGACCTTCTTCGCCAGCGCCGCCGCGTCCAGCGCCGCAGGATCGGTGCCTTCGGCCAGGACTATCGTGCCGTTCGCCTTCCAGCGCTGCAGGATCGTCCCGGACGTCGTGCCGAGCACCACGTCCGAGGCATCGACGCCCGTCAGCAGCGCCGACCGTGGCGCTGGTCCGCACGGCAGCGCGATCGCGCCCTGCAACGTGTGCATCGACACGTCGCCCGGTACCACGGCCGCTCGCGCACCACGACGTGCGGATTCGATCCACGCATCCAGCGACCGCTCGGCGAACACCAGCAACACGATGTCGCCCACCGCCATCGGCAGCGAAACGAAAAAGCCGCCTCCTTGCGTGTAACCGACCGGGACCATGGGAATCACGGGATACGCTTCGTTCAGCGGGTCGCCGTTCTCGTCGATCACGGCCCGCTGCAGCGTCGGCAGCACGTCGACGAACTGCCGCTTGTCCGCGCCGCCGTCGCGCACCGCTATGATCTCCGCGGGCATGCACGTGTGCAGGTCCGACAGCTCGTGCCGCAGCGCGGCCGACTGGATGTCCAGCTGCGACGGTATGATCGTCATGTGCTTGCCTTTCGCTGTTCCGACTTGAGCTGGAGGTCGACGTACCAATCGCGCCCGAAGGTCGTGCCCGAGTGCTTGGTGGTCTCTACGCGGAACATGCCCCGGACGTGTTCGGATTGTACTTCGACGCGTCGGCCTGGGTACAGGTCCGGAACGATCAGCGTACGCACTTCGACGATGCCCTTGTTGCCCGGCTCCGGGCTGCCGACGAGCCCCGTCTCCGCCGTCAGCTTCACGGCGAGTTGCGCGAGCGGCTCGCCGTAATCGAGGAACAGCAGTTCGTCGTCCTGCACCGACCACTCGAGCCCGCAGCTGCGCGCGAGCCGGTCGATCTCGTATTCGATGGCGCCGGCCAGTGCGTACCCGTTGAAGAACGCGGTCGCGTGCGTGCCTGAAATCTTCGCGTTGACGACGCGCTGCGCCGAGTTGCCGAGGCGCACGCCCATCGCTTTCGCCGCTGCGTTCAGCACCTCACCCACCGTGGAGCCCGGTGCGAAGGACTTCACGATCCGCTGCTTGCGCGCGCGCCGGCCGCTGTCCGAGGTGATGGTGGTAATCCAATCCGCCGAGTCGCGCACCGACACCACGTCGCGCAGGTCGCCTCGGAACAGCAGCGACGTCCCGCTGGCGTACCCGGCCTCGATCGATACGTAGACGCGCTCGAGTTCCTGCAGCTGCTTGCGATGAGCTGCGTTCAGATTCCAAACCCGCAGCTCGGCCGTGTTCGGCGTCTTGGGCGACAGCGACTTCGTGATGTCGAATGTCAGGTCGAAGCCGTCCAGCCGCAGGGTGTCGACCTGCACGCTCACGCGGCGGTCGAAGAGCTCGCCCGTCATGCGGGCGCCAGCGGTGCCAGGTCCGCCGCCTCCACGTAGTACAGCACCCAGCGCTCGCCGAAGCCCTCGAGCGTAACCGGGTCGGCGGGCCCGCCCAGGTCGAGCAGCACGAGCTCACCGGGCGGCCTGGCCGGGGCGTGGCAGCGCCGGAGCAGCGGCCATGCCGTGACCAGCGCGACCGACAGCGCGATCGGCTCGTCGTCCAGCGTGCGCAGGTCCATATGCCAGGTGCCCGTACGCTCCCCCCACCGGAAGCGGAACGCGTACGTCACGCCGTCCAGATCTGACTGCTGGGTCACGTGCGGGTACGAGGTCGTGTTGATTGCCTGGAGCGCCATGGTGTGGTTCAGCGGAAAAGGAGCTTGTCCACCAAGCTGGCGTGCAGCTGCTTTTGCGCCGCGGTCGGCAGCGTCGCCGGTGCGGTGGGCGTCGTTTGCTGCTTGCCCCGGGACAGCGCTGGCTTGCCGCGGTGCTCGGTCGGTACCGGAGCCGCGACCGTCTGCGCGCTCACCACCCGCAGGACCGTGCAAGACGCCGAAAACCTGAGCGCGTTCGGCCCGACCTCGGCCGAGCGGTCGAACGACAAATCGGTGAGCGCCACCGAGTCGTAGATGTCGAGCCCCGTCACGAGCCGCACCGGCTGCGCGTCGTTCACCACCTGCACCAGCGCCGCATACACCGCGCCCACTCGGTCGAACTCCTCCGAGAAGGTCAGCGCGTTGACCGCATGGAATATCCGGCCAGACGTGTCCTCGTGGTACTGCTCGGCGGCGTAGCGGCGCCTCGGGCGGGTCACCTCCAGGCCGAGCGCGCCGGTGGTCGCGCCAGCCAGCGCAGTCGCTTGCCCGCGGCCGGGTATGAAGCCGAGGCCATAGTCGGTGGGCTCGCCCTGGAGCTCGACCGTCATCGGCGGGACGCGGCGTCCGGGCACCATCGGCACGTCGATCGTTAGGTCGCCTCCGCCGTCGACCACGCGCGCACTGCCCGCATGCGACAGCGGCTGCTCGATCGGGTGGTTGGTGACGAACCCTTCGATCTGCACCGTGCGCGGCGTCGGGCGGATATGGTCGACCACATTCGTGCCGCGCTCGACCGGATGGTCACTGACGTCCGCCGTCAGCCCGTGCTTCTCGCTGATCGACACGTCGATCCAGATCGGCCCGATGGTGAGATTGGCCGGCATCAGCTCCCACCTTGTCGCCCGACTGCTGCGATCTGTGCTTTGCGATCTGCCACCAACGCCTGCATGATCGCTCGTTTAACCTGAGCCGGGTCCCCGCCGTTGATGTTGATGGTCGGCGCAGCGCTGTTCACTGGCACGATGACCGGCGCTGCCGCGGCTGCGGCGCCGCCAGCTGCCGGCGCGGGCGCTGTGACGGCACCGGGCGCGGCGCTCACGGTGCCGCTGACGGCTGCGACGCCGGCCTCGTTGGACACGCCCGCTCCCGAGCCACGCCCGGTCGCGTAGCGGCGGCCGGACAGGTCGGCGGTGCTCGCGTCCGACGCAGTCTTGCCTGCGCGAAACTCGGCGTCGCGCTGGGCGTGGAATGCATTGAAGCCGTCCTGCACGCCGGCATTCACGCCGCGTCCTGTCGCGCGGGCATAGCTCTGCTCATTCAGCATTGCCTGCGGCGCCGGCAGCTTCATCCCGATCGACTCCATCGCTGCGCGCAGCTTGCGGATCGGCCACGTGAAGGCGTCGGCGAGCGCTGCAGCCCAGTCGCCGACCTGGATGCCGAAGTCCTCCCAGAAGGCCATCACGAAGGCCCAGCCGCCTGCGTCGCCCCAGGTCTTCATGAACTTCTTCCACACGCCGTCGATCGTCTCGCCGAGGATCTCAAACCCCGCGGTCGTGTTGAGCACCCAGTTTTCGGCGGCGTGATCGCCGGCCATCGCGTTGACGAGCCGACCGAACACCGTCTCGCCGCCGCTGAACAGCGTGAGCATCTCGTCGAGCAGCAGAATCAGCGCCGCGATCGCGAGCGTGGGCAAAATAAACGCCGCGTAGAACTCGGCGCCGAGCACGACCGCCGCCGCGCCGAGCGTGATCATCGCGGCGCGCATGACCTCGCTGCCCTTGGCCATGTTGTTGAACCACGTCACTGCGTCGCGCGCGAAGCGCACGAGCTTCTCGACCGCCGGGATGACGGTCATTGCCATGTTAGTTCCGAGGTCCTTGAGCTGCGCCGCCAGCGCCTTCGAGGCATTGGCGAAGCCGTCGCCGGTGCGCGCTGCGTCACCTTGCGCCGCCTTCGTGCGCTCCATGATGGCGAGGTACCGAAGCTCGGTCTTTTCGGCGGTCGTCATCGCAGTGATCTTCTTCTTGATGCCTTTCTGGTTCGCGACCTCGGCCAGCGTCGCGTCGTTCAGCACGACGCCATATCGCTTGAGCGACTCGTACTCGCCCGTCAGTCCCGACCGTAGCGCCTGCATTGCGTCCTGGTCCGACGTGTTGAAGAACGACCCGAGGTCGACCGCCAGCCCAGCGAGCGACTTGGACATGTCCTCGGCCGCCTGCTGCGACTTCGCCACTGGCCCGATTACAGACCCCAACCGAGACGCGTACGCTTGTAGGTCGTACGCCGAGCGGCCCATCGCCGCGCCCATGGTGGCGGACCAGTCCTCGACGCGCTTCTGGCCTTCGGCGCCGAAGACCTCGCCGAGCACGTTCTTCGTCTCATTGGCGTCCGATGCCAGCGTGATGTACTCGCGCAGCAGGTTGGAGAGCCCGGCTGCCGCGGCAAACCGCTGCACCATGCCGAGCGCCTCGCCCAGCAGACCGGTGTTCGTGCCGGCCTCCTTGGCCTTGTCACCGGCGGCCTTGGTCTGGTCGCCATACTGCGCCATCGCCGCGTTCGCCTGCTGCGCGGCGGTCTTCTGCCCGAGCATCTGGGCGCGCAAATCAGCGAGATTCGCCTCTGCCTTGTCGAACGACGCCTGGTCGACCACGAACCCGAGCCGGGTGATGAGCTCGCGTACGATCATCGCTGCGCCTCACGGGTGCGCTGCGCTACGCGTCGATCCAGCTCCTGATACATGTCCAGCACCGCGTGCGCCTCGTACAGGTCATCGAGTGACCATTGTGTTTGTATGGTTATGAGGTCGTCTGCGTAGCGGCCGGACGCTGCGATACGGTGGACGTCCCAGTCGACGCCGTCGGGGGTTGCCACGCTGATAGCATCTGCACCAGCTTGCTGAGCGGCGTACCCGCGCCGCTCGATCCGACGAAAAAAGACGCGAAGTTCACCTCCGAGCAATACCGCAGCCACGACAGCATCTCGTCGTACTTGCCCGCGAAGTGATCGTCGAACACGTCGCTCAGACGGAGTTCGATCTCGCGCGACTTCACCACCACCGTGTACTTGGCGAACTCCTCGCAAATGGCATCGAGGTCGTCGTCGTTCAGCCGACCCGAGAAGTCGTGCAAGCCCTCGGCGATGCCGAGGGCGAGCGAGCCGTCGAAGCTGCCGCCGTGGTTGCGCCCGAGCCCGCCGACGAACGCACCGGCGCCCGGCCCCGCCAGCTTGACGAAGCGCACCAGCATCGCACGCCCGCGCTTCGCCGGCAGTTGTGTCACCCGGTACGTCACCGAGCCGATCCGCTTTTCTTTCGACTCGATCGCCATTACCGCCCGCCGATGAAGCTCGCGATGGACGCGTCTGCGAGCTGGATTTTCCATTGCAAGGTTTGGATGGTCTTGCCGAGCGTGACGCTCGGGTATGCCATCACCCACGACCGCTCGGCCTGGACGACCATGCGGCCGTTCGTATCGCGCGCCGAAAACATGCCCGCGCCCGCACCGTTCGGCGTGGACAGGTCGGCCTTCAGCAGCGCGGTCAGTCGGTCGTTTGCTGCCGCTGTGTGCGCATACGTTAGCGTTACGGTCGCCAGCCCGTTGTTAGTCGACGCGCGGCTGACCTCGCCGTCAGCGCCGACGAACGCCGTGAACTGGTCCTCCGCCCACTCGAGGGCCATCACCTCGTCCTCGCCGTAGCCTCCGTCGTCGAGAGGCACAGCGTTGAGCGAGATGTTCAGATCCTTGATGTTCCAAGCGCGCATGCCTGCCATGTCATCACCCTGCGGCTACGAGCACCGCTCCCTTGATCAAGACTTTGTTGATGGCGCCCTGCAAAACAAACTGGAAATACACGTCGCGCAGGATGCGCTGGATCTTGTCTTGCGGGTTCACGTCGACGACCTTCGGCACCGTCGTGAACCACTCCTGTGCGCCGTCGGCGATCTGCGCCGTGATCGCTTCGAGGATTTGCGCTTCCACCTGCCCGCGCACGAGCTGGATGCCGCTGTCCGTGTACGGCACCTTGTCGTTGTTCGCGAGCAGCGAAACGATGCGCTCCTGCACGCGCGCCTCGAACCAGTCGATGCCGTGCGTGATGTCGGCGTAGCGACCACCGGATGCCCGGCCGTCCAATGTGAAGCCGATGCCCTTCACCGACACATAGTAGTTCACGTTCTTCGCGCGCAGGTTGCCGCGCTCCGTGTCCGAGAGCGTCGACGTGTCGACGAGCGACAGAGACTTGTTCGCCCAGTTGGCGCTGCCCGGTGCCTTGGGAATCATCTTGCCGCACCACGCCGCCGCCGCGTACTGCTCGGCGCCTCGGTGATGCCACAGTGTGATCGTGCGCTGCAGCGTTGCAGCCTTCAGCTGCGAGCCGACGTCGGTCGTCCCGGTGCCGAGGCAGGCTGCGTCCTGCAGCGTCGGGAAGAAGAGCACGACCTGCGCCTCTGCCCAACTCGCGGCCGAGAT